CTTTTCATAAACAAGTTACCGTCTTTTACATATTTTTCTAATTCTTTTGCTGATTCGGGAGAGTTGAGCTTTGCAACAGCTCCTAAACCACGTTCTGTACCTATAGTACTTTTTGCGAGACCTCCTTCGCCATGAGCATATTGAAGACCCCCTTGTATTTTACCTGCTAATTTTTCATCTTGTACAAGGTTATTTAGCATAGGTCTTGCATACTGCTTGCCTTTTCCTACTACATCTTTTAAGTCTTGTAAGGATTTTGTACTTACAGCTTTAGCTTTTGTAGCTCTGGGTTTTGAACTAATTATAATTCCTCCGCCCCCAAGCTTTGTTTCTTTCCATTGTAATCCCTTGTTTGTTATTGCTCGTATAACGCCATCCATAAATTCTTCACTAAGATCACTTAAATCTTTTCTTGTATACTGTACACCTGCTTCGTCCATGCCTGCTCCATAAGCAGTTTCCATAAAATCTTTAGTTATGATAGCGTGGTGAATATTCCCTGATTCCGAGCTTACTCTAGATTCTATATTTACAGATCTATGAAAGACTTCATTTAATACTTTATCAAGGTATGCCTGAGCCATTATACTATATCTATAATTTTATAAAGGTCAAGTACTCGTTTGATGTGATCTGGAAAACCTATATCATTTCTGATTGAAGTACTACCTTCATTTCTTAGGGTGGTTCCAGCGATTGAACGTTGTGTTTTATATTCTTCTTTTAAGTAGTATGTGATCAAATCATATACTGCAAGTTTTAAATCAGCTGGTACAGCTGAATATCCTGCGTTATATACTACTTTTACTGCTCCGAACCCTTGAGGCCAATAATCGATACCTGTACTGCCATCTATCCTTCTAATACGATCATGTTCTGTATCTACATAGTAATGCGTATTGTTGGTTAGAGTCTCGTAACTATCAGCTATTGAACTTCGTTCTTGCACGGAAGTAACACTAGTGAGTGGAGATTCTGTGACAAAAACCTCCGAAGTGAGTTTATCCTCGACATCAAATATCTCTGTTTTAGTAGCAGAGTAATAATCAATGATAGAGTGTCCACAATATGTTTTAACCATTTGACTCACAGAAGAAACCAAGGTATCGATCTTTGCATCGTCCTTGTTATGATCCATCTGTTTATAATTTTTATAGTCTTTTGTAGTAACTAGGTTTGCCATTTTGTGTCCTTTAAGTGAGGTGAAACTTGGAGGAGCAATTACTCCCCCAAGTCACCCAGCATATTTCTTCATACCCGCATAGCGCGGTGTAAGTTAATTAAGAAGCTTTGTACTGAAGTGCCCACTTAGAAGTAGCGCCATCAATTAGATCGATGAAACCAATTCTTTGAGAAGCAACTAGTACTCTTCTTTGAGCCGCAACCTCGTAGTCTGACTCAACAGTCATTCCACGTAATCTTGGCATAACATAGTTTCTAGCGTATACTGCTATGGCATGGAATTTAGATACAGCAGGTGTAGCGAACTCGTCGCATACAATTACTTTAGATCCAAATACCGTTCCGATTTCCCCAGATAGTTTAGTAGCTTGGTCGCCAACTAAATTAACATCTTGGAATTCAGCATCCTCTAGTAGTTCGAAGTAGCCTCTTTGAGACACAACGTAAACTACGTCTTCAGCTTTTAAGCCGTATTTGCCCATGTTCTTTCTAGCAGCTAATAATTGTAGCGCTGTAAGAGCATCTGATGCAAATGCAGTTGAAGTCTGAGTTAAATCTGAATCATTTCTTGCTAAGTGCAATAGACCTTCAAATGTTGCTCCACTTGTGCCATAAACGCCATCAGCGTCATCACCAGCAAGTATTGCATTCTCAATGCCTCTGGCATGAGATCTGATCATAGATTCACGAATCAATGGAAGAATAGGCAAGATTGCATCTTCTTCTGTTTCGTTACCTAAGTATGATTGAGAGATTAATTTTTTGGTTGAAAGGGTTCTTTCGGTCATTACTATACCAGCACCATTCCCAGGGTCATACGCATCGCCTCTTGGGTCTAAGTTACCATGAGGTGCGGATCCTGAAGCTGTTTGGTTGCCTGTAAATTCAGCGTAACCAGCATCTGGTAGGATTGGTAATATTTGAGTCGCAGAAGTCATAGCGATTTCTCTAAATAGAGGCGCTAGTACTAATTCGTTTTGAATATCCCTTTCTATGTTTGTTGAAACAGTTTGTTCAAAATCTGCGGAGGAAACATCAACACCTGACATGGCATTAACTTTTTCCATCGTAGCTACAGCGTGCTTAGTATTAAGCCCTTTGCCTGTAGCCTTACCAAGTAACCATACGTCCTCTAGATCGCTAGCAAACGACTCAAGGTTTCCACCTTTTTGTCTTTCGCCAAAGATTCTTTTAGATTCTCTGATTTGTTGGATTTCTTCAGATTTTTCTTGTAGTTCAGCTTTCAGGCTTTCTACAACTTGCTCAACGTTAGAGTATTGACTATCAATGCGTTTCTCTAGATCAGAAACTAATGCTTCTGCTCCAGATGTTCCTGCTTCGATAATAGCTGATACTTCAGCTTTCTTTTCTTCGAGTTTAGCATCTTCGATTGCTTTTTCTTCAACGGCTTTCTCTGCGACTGCTTGTTCTTCTGCCATGGCTTTCGCTTTAGCATCAGCTTGTTGCATCGCAATAGTTGCAGCTGTTTCTTTAGCAACGTTCTTTGCAAACTCTTCAAGATTAAAGTCTTTATTTTCTGACATTATATTTTCCTTGAAGACAGACGTAATGTCTGTATTATCTTGAGGCGTAATTACCTCGGTTTTTTTGACAAATTGCTTTTTCCACTCAGAATATTCTTCTTGAGTATCAAAAGACTTCGCCACAGAGAAGGTGGCTGCTTGGTTAGCGGGTACGGATACCACACTTACTTCAAACAACTCCGCATCTTTAATCAAGTACCCATCGCCGCTTTCCATATAATCTGCGTCTTTGACGCGGAAACCGACACTGAATGCTCTCAGAATACCCTCTTTCACTAAATTTGTTACATCACCAGCACTTTTTGATAGGTTCGCGGTAATCTTTAGTCCCTTTTCGTCAGTCTCTAATGAGGTGGCTCTGCCGATAGGTCTGTTGTAGTCATGGTTGAAAAGTATAATAGGATTACTGCCAAAATTTTCTAATCCTCCTTTCTCCCATGCTTCTTTATTAATAACATCTCCCGCACGATCTGTATCGTTAGTGCTGGCATATCCCTTGATATCTACGCTTCCATCTTCGTTAGGATTAACGGATTTGAAAGTTGATGTTAAATTAAAAATCTTTTGCATAATTATTCCCCTTTATTTTGCAGCAGGCTTTACAGCCTTCGCAGCTTTTTTGGGCGCTTTTGCAACTTTTGGAGCGGCTGCTACTTCCGTAGAAGGATTAGCCTTTTCCCATTGCTCAGGAAAGTTAGTTTTTATCATTTGACCTACTCTTCCCCAAGAACCAAAAGGCCTCTTGGCGATAGTAAATCTGATAGGTGCATCATCTGCAGCTTTATATTCTGCGGGTGATAGGATCTTTCCTTTTTCAGCAAAATAATCAGCTAGTTGTTTTAACACTTGTTTTTTATTCGCCATTATTTTCCTCTTCTTCAGGTCGTCCACCTTCAGATGGATTCGCTGCTGAGCCTGCTATATTTGCAGGCACTCTTAAGTCGTCATGCCCTTCTAACGGCTCCATTCTCATTGCTTCTCTGACTTCGTTTGGCGTCATAATTCCAGTATTAACTAAAGTACTGTAATATGCTGCCGAGTCTTTCAGTTCGGGCTGTAAAGCAGGTATATTGCTTACATCTTCTGAAAGGTCGAATCCAAAGAAACGCTCAAATGCAAAGTTTATCTTTCTTACTATAGGTAGTACTGTTTCTAAGTAGTACAATCTATGGTTGGGTCTAATATTTGCATTGTTCCCACTATCCAATAGCAATGGCGGTACGCCTATTGCTTGTAGTATAATCTTTTCGTTTGCCTCAATAGCTGCTTGGAAGTCTAGATCTTTAAAATTAACCTCCGTTAAGTTATCTATTTCTAAACCACCATCTAAAATTAGAGGTCGTCTCCCTCCTGTGCTCGGGTTGTAACGGGCTCTCCAAGCAGCTAGCATACGTTCTTTTATCTTTTCACTTAGTGTATTAGGACTTTTTAGTACTAATCCTGGGACAGCTCCATTCTTGAAAAAGTTGTCTTGAAAGTTTCTCATACTTGCTAAAAGCTGCATTGTTCTATATGCGGGTTTTAGTCTCGGAACTCCTCTATAAATAGAGTTAAATG